CGCTGCCATAATGAGAAGTCAAAACGGGGCAAAAGGCTATTACCACATAATTAGATGATCCGAGATTCTCGTCCGCTACTAAAGTTGGATTAAAAGCTTAAGTGAATGTGTTTGATATCTTCTGTATACCGGTTGGAGCGGGTGGTAATCCCATTCCTGCCACATAAGGTGCATCCACCTATCCCGGATAATATTTCGCAAGGATCATCAAATCCCACATACTCAGCATTTAATCTACTGTTTTGACCTTGAGGGTTCGATCGATAGCTCCCTGACGGTTGTTTTAATCTTTGACATATGCACCTTTGTGTTTTTGATTGAAATTGTTGGCGACAGCCTTCGCTATGCGCTCTTTTCTTTTTTTTTGGGTTTTAGTTTTTTTCTGTTTGATTGGTATCTATTCCATTAATTATTTATTAAATAAAATTATTATATTTAGGATAGAGCTCAGTCTGATGACCGGTTCCCATGATGGATATGCTGTTGTCGTTAATAGCCTATAATAGCGACCCAGTGGTTAATCCTAACTTATCATTTATTAAAGTCTCATGATCATAAGAATTTTGTTTGCTACGCCAAGCATACTTTATGCAATCCAAATTAGCGAGTGCATCTTAATTTATTACTAATTCTTCGTTTTTCAAATATCGGAGCGTTCTAACATGAAAGACATCTTCCAACAGTTTTGAGGTATTTTCTAGCTTAATACCTATTTCTAAAGCAAAACTATGAATCGAGGGGTTTGCTAATATGGCTTCATTTTTCTTAGTGTAGAACTATTTAGTAGCTAAACTTTTATTTAAATCTCGATAAATGCCCCATGTATTTCCCTACTTGTCATGGCTTAAACTCCATTTAGAACAGAATTCAAAATCCCACCAGTGAGACACTCGCATCTCTTTAATGCATTGTCCAAGTCCTACAAAAGCTTATTCTTTGTTTCTAGTAGTAAGATTCTCTGTAGTCTCTACTATTCAGGCCATGTTTTGTTCTCCTGCGAAAACGACCACGTCATCTCCAGACGCCACCACGAAATTGGATCGTGACAACCAAGGGTCCTGTTCTACGCCGCTCTATTCGATATAAAACCATGCATATAATAAAGACCGAAAGGTATTACCTAGTGTGGTTTTGGTTGGATGTCCAGAAAAAGTAGTTCCTTTAACTGGGTAACAAGCATAGTTCAGCCAGGGTGCTGGGTCGTAGCCATAATTCCTGTTGAAAGCTTTGTGAAATTCATTTGACCAAGGTTTGCCGTCTAGATGAGGTATTTGCTAAAATAGTAAACAATCGTCTAACTTCATGCTATTTACTATGTTGTTAGCTAACTCAACTGGGTCGTAGTCTCGCATCCATTCGTTTTGTTTTCTAGTTGTCATATTAATGACACCATCGACAATTGACCTTCAAAGTACTTCAGCTAATTTATGATCACATTCGACCATTAAATCATGTTTTTAAGATGCATCATAACCTGCTCCATCTGATGAAAAAGATTACCACTATGGTTTAACGCGTTCTCTAATTAAATTCATGAATTCGTCTTTTTTCATAGAATGCTAAAACCCGGGTATTATCCGTTTAATTCAAGCCCACCAAGTTGATTGTAGAGCTGTTAAGAACCCACAACCTTGGTTGCTTGGAACACAAATATTTCTAGGTCTCGCATCTGTGTTCACGACAAAATCGCCCTCATTTTCAATGCAAGGACTTTGGTGAACTTCACCTGATTTTACCATAGTGGTGAACGTGCCAATAAAATCTTTTGTTTGTTCCTAAAATTGCTTAACAATATTATTTTTGTATTTTTTAACTTTAGAAGGTGGCCAGCTGTTTTTTGATCCCTTTGAATCACACCATTCTAGTGGATTTAGATCCCTTGTGTCATTATATTCCAATTCCCATTAATCACTAAAATATTTAAAGAATCGGTGAGTCATGTTTTGGAAAGCTACTAAAACTTATGGCGAGGGTTCCTGTCTCGACGAAAACTGTCTATTAAACAATGAATACACACCATTATGGATACTCTTGCTCGAGAATTCGTATTCATAGTTTTTATCCTGGCCATTTATTACATCATAACCGCTTCTGGTTATGAAAGCTTCGTTTGAACAAAGCCTCAATCCGCCTTTGTAGTTTTAAACTGGTCTAGGATTTTACTATATCCATTTTCTAATTGAATCGACCTATTCTTACCAATGCTATTCTGTGTTTTTGGTCATAATAGACTCTGGAGGTAGGATAATGTCGGTGTTGGAAATAGGTTTTGTATAAAAATACATTTATTTTGTATTGATAGGCTATATCTTATTTGATATTGCCGGCATTTATTATTTCTGATTTTTGGTAATCATCTTGTTTTCGTAGTTCTTCAATTTTTGAACTAAAATTGTATCAGATACCAGAGGTGGGTCTATTTACTAGTTACCGCGCCAGATGACATTTTGGAACTAGCTACCAGACAAGAATTCTTTCGCTGGATATGACAATGAATAGAATGGCTATTTGGTTCTTGTTATTTTACCTTTTAGTTCGAAAAACTCTGCTACTCTGAATCTAGTTATTTTCGCGTCTAAAAGATTGTGCCCTTAGACTATTGATTGCCAGTCTAACAATCATTAATTCTTCACATATTTTTGTATAATGCCCAACCCCCAAATAGGCCGCCGAAGACTAGCAATCTTGATAATCTCCGAGAGCTAACTTAAATCTTCACTGGTCGTGGTGGATTCTAACCAATAGTTATATTGATCAACTAACGTTTATAGTTGTTGATAATTCTTTTTGGTCTCAATATATTCTGTCATCCAATCTGCTTAAACACTATTGTTCATTACATAATCGGGACAATACAATGGTTATAATTCTAGCCTTTGTGTTCTAAGGCTTGTCGAGAAGACAGACCACCATCCAAAGTCAAGTCGCATCGAAGTTTCTGGGATATGTATTAATGGATGTTCATAATCTCTACCACTACTTCTTGTTAACATTCTCATATAACAGATGCCATTTTATGGATAAACAACATATTTGCCCTCTTTGCATGGCAAATCATACTATCCGACTAGAGGATAGAACATGGATCCACTCATATATATCCACCCGTGTTGGTTTGGTTGCCAATCCGAGAGGTAATAGTGCACATCATTCAAATAGTAAAATATGTTCTAACCAAAATCTTGTTCTGCTTATGCTACTTGAATAGTATTCGCTATTATCTATTGATTTATAAATCCAATTCTTCCATTTCCTTGGACTTATATGTTGTTTTCAGCATGGTATGTTTCGTCATACTGATTCTAGTTGGGCCTAACGTGATAT